AAGCAAGGTGTCACAATTTCTTGTAACCCTTGCTTTTTTCTATATTACATAATTTAAATTAAGCAATAATTTCAGATACAACACCTGAACCTACTGTACTAAAAGTATGTAATTTGATTGTTCTTAAAGTTTATAAAAGTATTGATAATTAAGTATTTTGTTTTCATGTTTTTTATAAAGTTTTATAATTATTCAAAACTCAGTCGGGAAAAAGTCGGGAAAATCGCTGTAAAAAACTTACATTTATTTTTTATCAAGCAATCCTAATAAATAAATTCTAGAAAATACCTCAATATTATCTAAAATCATTTTTGTTTCTTCCTCACTAAATAATTTTTCATTTAATTTTACTCTGTTTTTTACTATTTCTATTATTTCCATATTTTTCTCCTTTTACAGAGAAACGCGTTTCTTTTTTTATTTGATTAAATTATATAATATATTTTAGTATTGTCAACAAAAATCGTTCGACAAAACTTAGACATTTCAGCATTTTTAGCAAATTCGACAAATAAGAATTGAGTGTTTTCAATGCTTTTGTGTTTTCAATATGGAACTGGGAGTTCCATATTTTCTTTTATGAATAAACATATTAAAATACATACATACTAACTTTAGGAGTAATTATGTATATATTTGTGATAAAACCTTTGCGAGAAAAAAGAAATATAAGTTTATATAGTTTGAGTAAATTTACTGGCATTTCTAGAACCTATCTAAGAAGTCTTGAGAATAATCAAGTATTTAACCCTACAATGCAAATTTTATATAAGATTGCTAATGCATTAAATGTTAGCATAAAAGATTTGTTTTACTATGGAAATGATATCGAGAAGCTACGTGCAGAGATGCACAGCAGAATTGAAATTTTCGGACTAGATTCAAAAGAAGTTCTTGAAGTTAGTCAAATTATAGATCTACTTATAAACGTCAAAATGAAAGAGAGCTAACTAAATATTAGCTCTCACTTCTTTGCAGAGTTCGTTAAAACTTTTATTGCTTATATATCGTAAACTTTCAGCAGTTAGCACATTATTTTGTATGGCATACTTGTCCCATTCTTTTTTGCTTAATATCTTTGGTAATTCTCTCATCTTTCGTAGTGATTTTTGATACATCTTTTTCATCTTAATCACTCTCCTTAATTCATTATACCACATTTAGCAAAATATTTGTGTCGAACTGTGTCGACCAGAAAATTGCGTAAAATCAAGGAAAAATCGACGTTCTAAAATCGATTTTAAGGCGTTTTTATTTTTGAGACAACAAGTTATATGGCTCAAAAAAAGACTATTGCTAGTCTTTTTCTTCTTATTATTAATTTCCGTGATTGTATGCACTAAAATCCCAATCATATCCTATTATATATAATATAGAATTACATTCTTGTGAACGAACACCTAATATTCTTGATTTTTGATTATTAAATCTAAAAACTATAATTTTACTATCCTCTGACAAACTCAATGGTCTTTTAATATTATCAAAACTAATATTAAAATTGCTTATAGGTATCATTTCATATCCTGTTTCTTTTGGTTTGTTTTGTAAATCTAACCATGTTAGATTTGATATTTCTTCTAATCTCTCAAATAAATTCTGAATTGATTTATTACATTTTTCTTTTGATTTAGTAACTTTCTCCGTAGTATATTTTTTATTTTTTATTGAATATTTAAAAGATAATATTATATGATTACCGTTGGCTGTACAACAATTATTCATTAAGCAATTTGAGTTTTAAAATAGTCTTTGATTTTTTGTTTTGGAATAACTGAATTTCTTGGAGTAGTTTGCCACGGACTAGTCTCATGAGTCATATTTCTTAATTTCCATGCTGAATATTGTCCAAACTCATTATATACTTCTTCTAATATTCTTATTGTTTCTCCATCTATATTTACTTTGAAATCTTCATCATATTTTATTCCACTTGAACCATTTGATTTGTATCTATCATATATTTTTCTAATTACAGGTCCATGCTCCCATGCTAAAAACTCATCATCAAATAAAGGAGTGTCTTTCTTAGCTAAAACATATCCTTGAGCATAATATAATAATTTTTGTAATTTCAAGTTTGTAATATATTCTGAATCTTCAAAATTCATTTGTACTCTGTTTCTGTTTAAAAACCATTCTGCTATATCTTTTGCTTTATACATGTTTACTCCCCCTTTTTACTATTATATACACTTCAAAGAAATATATTTATTGAATGTCACATACTTACTATTATGTGACATTCAATATTATATAATATAATAAAATTACTGTCAATGTTTAGGCAAAAAAATAAGCTAGGCAGTGCCTAGCAAGTAAATATATAAGTATTTTACTATTCTTACATTTATTGGCGCACAAAAACCCATAATTTTCCAAAAAGTTCTTGATAATATTATATAAAGTATGTTATTATATAATATATAGCTTAAAAAGGAGATAATTGTATGCTTAGTATTATAGAATTTGTATTTTCACTTATCGGAATTATTGGATATTTTAATGATAATATTGTTTGTATGATAATAGGCTTAGTAGGAATAATTATTGGCGATTTTATAGATACGTTTATATTCGGTAATAACCCATTTACAATACTCTTAGCAATAATTATAGCAATCGGTGCAACAATTGCCAACAAAAATCCATTATATAATTTTACAGTTTTGATGTGCGGAGAAAGTTTTCTAACATTTGGCGTTGGTCTATTGATAATTTTAATAAATTATTTAATTTCTCTTATTAAAAAAGAAAATATAAATAATAAAGAAGAGCCTAGACTAAATAAATAGTCTAGGTTTCTTCTTTTTTTAATAAGTATATGAATTATTTTTGTAAACAGTTACCCCTGCAAATTTACTCATAATTTCTAGTTTTTCTTTTACTGTCCTGTTTGGCATATTTCTTACATAATTTTCTACTATTTCTCTATCTGAAGAACTACTTGGTTTGTATTCTAATGCATATAAAATAAGTTTTTGAGTGTATGTAGCTCCTTTTATTGAGTCAATATAATCAAATACTTTGTCTTTCTTGCTTCCTGTTATCGACTTTCCATTAACTGTTCCATCGTCTTTCTTATCTGCTTTAAATTCTTGTGCTTTATATTGCAAGTACTTACTCATATTTAAGCCCGAGCCTGTAAAAGATTCTTTAACTATATCATATTTTGTATCCTTTTTTCCTAGTGAATTTTCATATATTGCCTTTTTAGTTTTTTCATTGCATTTACTATTGGCAAGAACCTCTAATTTTTCTGAATCTTTGTCTAATCCTTGAGTGTTAGCTAAAAATTCAAAATAATTGCTAGTATTGCCACCGGCTTTTTTAATAGCATTTGTTACTTGTGATAATGTACTCTGTTCATTCTTCAAGCAATTTTGTCTAGCATAATCAATTTTTATTTGTTCTGTACTATAACTATATACCTTTTCTATTGCTAATTGCTTTTGAGAATCGGACAATTTTTTATATCCATCAGAATTTATTAAATTCTTTAATAATTCATATGAAGTTTCTCCAAATTGTTTTTTATATTTAGCAAATTCTTTTGATGTCATAACATATTTCTTTTTATCTATTGTCAGATTCTTGTTTATAGTATCAGGGAATACTGAACTTTCTCCAGTGTTCTCATACACCTTAGTAATCTCTTTGTCTACATTGTTTGAATTTAATTCTTTTCTTGCCCATGGGAATACTGCATTTTCCAATGCTCTTAAAGCAATGTTATCTGATTGTTTCTGTTCTTGTCCCCATATATCAGTTTTTATTGGAAGTTTTTGTCTTAATCCAGGGATTTTATTCATTATTTGAGTTCTTGTTGTATCTATTGCTTTTGGTAATACACCTGTTTTTGTCGAAGTAGTATTTCTTTCATATTCATCAGTTGTTTTAGCAATTTGACCTAAAGCTGTTGGTATAAATTGATTTACGTATGATTTAATTGAATTTGTTCCTATACCAGCCAACATTTTTGAACTTCCTTGATTATAGCTTTTAAGTGCAGATGTCAAACCACTAAGCATAGACATTTCAGTCATTGGGTTCATTGCATTAGTAAATGAATCTAGAATATTCATTGATGCATTAATTACTTTGTTATAGTATTCATCCTCATCACTAGAAGATGTTTTCTTTTCTTTTTGTGCTTTCATCAATTCATAACATTCTGCTCCTATAAATAATGGAATACCTGATGGAGCAAGCCAGTCTAATGAATATGTATTGTTTCCAATTGTTATTGCATAGTTTTGACTGCCTCTTCCTTCTTCAAATTTTTCCTTGTCTTCATCATCGCTTCCAGTTGCCTTTAAGACTCCACAGTTTGCAAGAGCATATCCCACTAATGCTATTCCTGTTCCTGTTAATCCTTTAGAAATGTTGTCTATATATTTATTAGCTGTAATATTACCTTTTCTTAACTGAGCTGTATCATATACTGCACTCTTTACTAGACCAACTGGACTATATTCTAGCCCAGCTTTTGCGACATTTATAGGTGTCTTCTTGAATGGCAATGTAGCATCTAATACGAACTTTGAGAATTTATTCTTATTAGATAATTGATTTATCAATGAAGCTAATTGGCTGTCTTGATGAAATGTAGCTTCCTTTGCCTGTTCAATAGCAAAATTTCTTGCTTTTCCTAGCTGTTGGTCTGTTATAGTGTCTGGAGTTAATTTGTTTGCAGTCATGTATTCTGATAGAGCTTTTACATAACCTGCTTTTAATCCCCAACCATCTTCTGCTTCTAGTGCTTTATTATTTAAGTCAAACGCTTTTCCAATTGTATTTTCCATTGCATCGCTTTTGAATGTACGCATATTATTTTCTAGTCTAGTTTTGGGATTATATTTATTTTCATTTAAGCCTAGTCTGTCAACAACATTTTCTATATCTGCCTTAGCAAATGCTTTTACTTCTTTGCTAGCTGGAATTACGGTATGATTTCTTTCCATGTATGGATTTATTTTGCTTACCGCACTTTCTATTCCTCCTGCAACTTTATTCTTTATTCCTTGTACTCCCCCCATTGCTGTATTTCCTACAATGTTTCTTATATGGGTTCTAGGATTAGCCAACATTGAGAAATATCTCCAGGCATCAATTTTTTGTGCCGTTGTTTTTGTTACTTGTTGTCCTAACTCTTTATATACTTCATTTAAGTTTTGTTCTAGTACTTTAGCGTTATCAGAGTTAGTAATTTTGTTTAACATTTCTGGTGTCAATTTAAATTGTTCCGCATCTTCTCCTCTTGTTCTTTTTAAGTCTTTGTTCATTTTGTCTACTGACCTTTGCAACCACACTACTTGACCTTCTGGAGTTTGATGATTTAACAAAGACATTGCTTGTACTGTTTGACCAGCTGTTGTTCCTGCCATTGCTGTTGCTTGAATGGCGTCCTGCAATTTTGTTTTATTACCAGTTTTGGAATAATATTGTATTAACCTTTCTCCTATTGCTATATCTTCAGCTTTTATAGTACCTCCAGTAGTTGCTCTTGATAGTAAAGACGCTAATTCGCTATCAGCTCCAGTTGTTGATATTCTGTCATCAGCTAATTCTAATTGTTTTGAGTTGGATTCTGGAACATAAGTATCAGTTCCCATTAAACTTTTAGCAATTGCCTTTGCTTCATCAGTTGTATAGTTACTTTTTATTATTGACTCATAATGCTTTCTTCTTTTTTCGCCCTCTTTCTTCTGTTTAGTCCACTCGCCAGTTTCTAATTCATTAGAGGTATCTTGTGTTTTTGAACTTTCATTCATATTAAAAGAAGTAGAATTATCTACTCCTTGTTTTCTATTATTTCCTTCGTTTTTAATATTACTTGTCTGTTGGTTGCTGTTGGGCGTTCCTTCAGAAATTCCAACATTTTTTTCTGCTGTTCTTCCGTTTTTAAATTTGTCATTGATGTCATACACGCTTCTTCTTCCAGTCCCGCTTTCCTCATCATTTTCAATATTTGCTTCACTAATTCTGTTACTTGTATCACTTCTATCAATCCCTTCATTTAAAATATTAGTTTCAGTTTTATCTTTAACTAATCCTAGGTTTTCCCAGCTTTCAACTAACTTTACCGGAACTTGTTCTATTCCTAATTCACTTGCAATCTTTAGTCTGTGATTTCCATTTTCAATAGCAAATGTTCCGTCATTTTTTCTGTATATTTCAATTGGCTCTACAATCCCTTTCTGTCTTATACTTTCTCTTAAACTTTCTATTTGTTCGGTTGTTCTATGTCCTCCATCTTTAGCCAATTGGCTCAAATCATTAGTATTTATATTTTTAGTTTCGCCTAATTGTAAATTATTATACTCTTTAATATTATTTTTTTCAATACTATTTGGGACATTTTGACTACTTCTAGTTTTATTTACAGCATTATTTATTGTATTTACCCACTCGTCTGATGTAAATTTCTGAAAAGCCACTGATGTTTTTGATTGACTATCATATTGTGTTATACTTTTACTTGGCTCTATATCAAACCAACTTTTATATGCAATTTGCTCTATCTCTGCATTGCTTTTGTTAGCTATTCTCTTGCCAATCTCGTCTGCAACAGTCAACCATTGCTTTACAGTTCTTCTTCCATTTCTGTTAGTAGGTGTCATATCTAATACTTCATTTACCTCTGTTGAATCATAGGTATTAGTATCATTCTTATACTGCATATACTTCTTTCTTCTTGTTTGATCATTTTTAGAATCTATTTTTGTGTCTAATCTATTTGCATCTTCTAAAGAGTTAATATTTTGCCTTATTGAACTAACATCCGCATCTGATACTTCATTCATATTGTTTAATACATCTAACATCATACTTTTATAATCTTCTGATATATTACTATTTGTTATTTCTTTACTTGCCATTTGTTTCAATTGATTTGAATATGTGTTTTCTGTGTTTACTGTTGGCAAAGAATTTTGTTCTACATTTGTATTGCTACTTGTTTGTTGCTCTTGTGTTATATATCCATCTCCATTTATTACTTTTTGAGCCTCATCTATTCTTGAATTTACTTCATTTGTCTTGTTTTGTTGTTGTACTTCTTTATATGTACTTCCGCCTAAACCTAAAGCATTTAATGCCAACGTTGTTAATACTGTTATTTTTGCAGTTTCTTTTAATTTGTCAAAGTCCACTACTTTACCATCATCTTGATACATAAATTTGTCAACTATATTTTGACCTATATCCGTTAATACTTCTTCTAATACTTCACCACCTACTTCATATCCCTTACTTGCTATTTTTTGACCAACTTCTGATTTAATATTTTTTGAAATGAAGTTAACTGCTGTATTATCCAAGGTTCCCTTTGGTAGGAACTTAATTCCTCCTGTTAGCTTTTCTGCACCTACTTCAATAGCTCCTTTTAAATCTCCGGCAAGTTTTGCTTTTTGGATGTTATTTTCCTTTAATAGTCCTTCTCCCGAAGCATCTCCTGAAGAAGACATAAACATTGCTACATTTCCTGTTCCTGGCATTAGTGCATTCAATGCCATAGTTGGGGCCATATTACCTAAATTTCGACTAATATTCCCTAATGTCTGCATTGTTGGAGAAAGTTCTTGAGTTGCTATTGCATCAGCATTTTTATCAGCTTGAGTCTTTCTTATCTGTTCTACTAAATTCTTGTTAGTTTCTTCCAATCTTTTTCTTCCATTTTCATCTGTAAATTTAGCTAAAATCTTGTTATCTAATACCCTTTGATTATCGTCTGCAACTGATGTTTGCAGATATTGTCCAATAGATTTTCCCCAACCAGTTATCGCTCCTTTAGCAGTATCTATTAAATATCTGGTTTTTGCTGGAAAACTTACTTTAGGATCATTTGACTTCATATCTTCGTAGGTTTGAGAGGATATTGAAGATTCTCCAAGTGGTTGCAAATCCTCTTTTGCAGTTTTTAATGTTTCGTTTTCTTTTTTTAATGTATTTATCAATCTTGAATCACTAAAAGGATTGCTTATCTCTCCTGTTCTTCTTGAATTTGCAATAAAACCTGCTTTTGGTAATTCATATATTTTTTGATCATCTTTTCTTTTCATTTTAGAACTTGCTGTCGGTAACTCTTGAGAGCTTGATGTATCTCTTGTTGTTTGTTTTTCTTCTTCCATTGCAGTTGCTATTTTATTTATTTTTTTCTTTTCTTCATCTGACAATTTAAATTTTATTGCCATAACTTCCTCCTATTGTTTACTCCAGTATTGAATTACTTCTTCTGGAGAACTGAAATATTTTCCGGAATACTTATCATAAATATTTTTACTGATGCCAGGACCCGAAAGTGTTTTTAGTCCTTTAATAATATCTTGTAATGTTATATTTTGGGTAGTTTCAGCATTCGCTTTAGCACTATCTCCAAAAGTTTTAGTATTAGAGCTACTACTTTTTTTCGAACTGCTTGAGCTTCTTGAACTACCCGAGCTACTAGATTTTTTTTTTGAAAGCTCATATTGTTTTAGTGCTAAATCAAATTCCTTTTGCCATTGACTGTCTGAAACTTTGTCCCTACCTACTTTGTAGTTATAATCTCTATCGTTCATTGCTTTTGTGTAATCATAATTTGCAAAATTCATGTAATTCTTTAGCGCATCTTGATATCTGTTATAAGATAATTCATTGTTATATTTTTGTAACTCTAACCTAGCATTTTCTATGTCAGCTAATAATTCATTTTCTTTTGCCATGTATTGTAATTGTGTATTATTTAATTCTTGATTTATATTTTGAATTGATTTATCTCTATTGGCTTGCAATGAAGCTAAATTATTGCCATAAGCATTCTCAATGTTTGCATATGCACTTCCCACAGTTCCTGTTTTATCTAAACCTGCTTGCGACAATTGTTGTTCCATTGATTTTTTTGCTAGCATAGAATTAATGTATGCTTGTCTAGCATTATCATTGTATGATTGCATCACATCGTCTTTTTGTGCATTTATTTGATTTGTTGCTATTTGTTGTTGGTTTGTTAATGCATTTTTTCTACTTTCTGCTATTTTTTCGTATTGTGCTAGTAATGTTTGTGAATCATTTCCAACATTTGATGTAGCTTTATTTGCATAAGCTTCTGCTAACTGTTGTGTTGTTTTTGTAGGTTGATTGGGCTGAGCCTGAGTTGTTTGTGTCGGTTGTGTAGCAACTGTAGTTCCAGTAGTTTTAACTGTATTTGTTTGTCCTGGCAATTTTAACGTATTTCCCGTATATATCAAGTTAGCATTTTTAATATATGGGTTTAGTCCCATAAGAGTACTTACACTTGTATTATATCTTTTTGCTATTCCGCTTAATGTATCTCCACTTTTTATTTTATATGTTGACATCTTTCCCTCCTAAAAAATAAGCTAGGCATATAGCCTAGCTATTATTTCATTTGAATACCGATAATTGTATGTCCGTAAATTCCAGCATAGCTCTCAGTTCCTTGCTCAGTTCTACTATCTACATAAGGCAACCAACCATCTTCAGCAGTTTTAACACGATATGTTACATGACCTTTTGTTGATTTAATTTTAATGCAATCAATGGGCTGTCCATATATACCTGCGTAAGAGTTTGGATTGCTCTTATCGTTTTTCTTATAGTTCTTTGAGCTAATTTTATCTAACCAACTTCCATTTTTAATATGTGCTTGAACTGTTATTTCTCCAAATTCAGGCTTACAACGAAGTCCACTTATTGCTTTTCCATACAAACCTGCATATCCTTCGTCTGAGCTATCACATTTATTTACTTCTGGTAGCCATTGGTCTGTGTATGCCTGATAAGTGATTACTCCCGTATAATCAGGTTCTGACGTTGGTTCTGGTGTTGGTGGTGTTGGTCCATCTACATCAAATTTTGGTCTACCATATCCTACTATTTCAGGAAGATTTAGTGGATATGAATGTTTTGCTACTTCACTATTGTTTGTATTTCCTTCTACTGTATAAACTCCGCCATTTTCTATTTTATAAACTAACCCTGTATGATATATGTCATCTCCATTACCAAAGAAAATTTGGTCGCCTACTTGTGGGCTGTTAAACAATCTTCCTTTTGATTTATAGAAGTTCATTGAAAAACTGCAACCAGCTCCTGTTGATTTCTTTGGTTGACACAATAATTCCAATGCTTTATCTACTCCAAAAGCTTGTACAAAGCACCAGTCCACAAAGATATCGCACCAATCATAACCGTTCTTTTTGCCATTATAAAAGCCCGCAATATTATCTAGATCGCGAGCATATTTATTATATTTTCCACTTATATTTGCTGTTTTGCTATCAAGTTGTGAATTACTCTTTTTTCCTTTATAGCCCACTTCATTTAAGGCTATTTCTATTACTTTATTAGCTTGTCCCATTTATTTTTCCTCCTTATTTTCTTTAAGTTGTGTTCCAAAGTAAAATGCAATTATCATTAAATAAATCTCTTTAATATCAAAACTATTTGCAATTGCCAAGTAACATACTACTAATGTTAATAAAATTGTAACTATACTTTTCACATTAATTAGTTTTGTTAACTTTTCCAACATATTAATCCACCTTTCTTTCTTTCATAATTTTTCCCCATTTAGAATGTATGTAACTGTTGCCACCTAAATCTTTAGTATAGTGGTCATACAACTCATATGCTCTTTCAATTTGGCATTCGTCTTTTTTAACTCCAGCCTCTATATCTGCTAAAAAATCAACTAAATAATTTCTTGCTTGTCCTAAATCAATATTGTCAATTTTCTTATTTATCGGTTCAAAGGTCTTTTTTAATATTTTTTGTATTGCTACAATAATTGTTGTTACAGCAGTTATTATTGATGCTATTAGAATTATTACATTGCTTATTTCTCCCATCTATATATCCTCCGAATCCTTAAACTTATCAATTGTCTTTAAGTAGGCATATGCTTGTTCTATTTTGAAATTTTCTTCATATTCTTTATTGATGTAATCTGTGTCTATGTATATATTCATAGGTTCTGCATTTTCAATAGCTGTTTTTTCTTCTTGTCTTTTTTCCTCTGATGTATAAGATGCTACTTCAATTATAGTAGATACATTAGTTATATTATTTATACTAACTATTCTGTGATAATTTACACTTACTCCATTATCTAATGTTATTTCTTTTTTTAATCCCATATATTTTCCTCCTTAACTCCATACTTCTACTTTTGTTATATATAATTTGTTTGGGTCAGTAGTATTTGCACTACCAAATTTAATATTTGCCTGTGTATTTCTTGATATTGTTATTGTTGTGCTATTTACTACAAACAAGGCAGAATTTAGCATTATCCATGAATCACTACTATTTTTTCTGACAATAGTTCCATAGGTAGTACAATTAGCATTAGAAACACCCGAAAAAGTAGTTGAACCATATTGCCCATCATCATTTTTATAAGATATTCTTATATTTTTATAGTTTGCTGCACTTGCTAACAATGTTACTGTTCCAGAAGTTCCAGATGCATTTGAATAAGCAACTGTGTGTTTAATCTTATTTCCATCTTCATCATTATAGGCTCTATTAGCAATTCCCTGAAAAGTCTTACCCATGTCTGAATTACTTGATACTGAAAATACAAGACCAAAAGCTTTATCATATATACCTCTTCCACTACTATTTGCAAACATATACATTCTATTTGCCCAACTTGTACCTACACCACATACAGCTTCTGCTCCAGGTCTTATAACATTTATAACTTCTGGGGATTGTATATTGGCTTGAATTGTAGAATAAGATATAAGCTGAAGGTTTGGAAGTGTTGACTGTGGTGCAACAGTTTCTCCCTTAAATGTAACGCTAGAAGTATATATGGTCCAAGTTTCATCATAATCAGTCCAAATATAATATTGTCCTCCACCTCTACACCAAAATACGGGTCTGCTACTATTTCCTAATTGTTGATAACTTACAGGCATAGTATTAGTGAATTTAAAATTATTTTCTAATATAATCCCCTGTCCGTTTGTCGTTCCCCAACCTGCTGGTTCATTTAATAAATCTAAATTACAGCTAAATCCTTCACTATGTGTACTCCAAGATGGTTTTGTTCTAGAATTTAATTCTACTGCAAGTCTTAAATGACTCATACCACCTTTAGGTAAACCATATCCAACAACAGGGTAATAAGTATTCTGGTCTAAATTACTTAAATTAACTGTATATTTATATATAAGAGGGATTTTTTGTCCCCTACATAAAATATCTCCATTTATATTTACATCATTTTCACCTATATCAATAATTGGTAAACCTCTTGTAACAGTAGTGCTATATGTGTTACTCATAAAGTAATCGCTTAACACAAATTCAAAATTAAATGCTTCTGTATAGCTGAAATCTGTTCCTAGTTCTCCTGAAAAAGTAAAGTTGTTGCCAGTTCTTGTTGCTGTTACTACCGTATAGGAACTCCAAGTTGTTTCAGTCGACTTCTTATATCGCCATTTTAATTCGAAACTATTGGTTTTCACACCAAAACTTCCATTGTAGCATAAACCTTGGACGCTTGCATTTATCGTATTCGATGTAGTGCTTGGTCTAGTCAATGTCACACCTGTTATGACAGGCTTAATATATTCTACTAATGTTTTAGCTACTGTTGCACTTGCTGTTAATCCCCTACTATCAATACAACTTAGACTAAATGTGCCACTATCAACCGAGTTTATTGTTGACGTTGTTGTTGTTTTGGTTTGACTACCATTTACAACTTTTACTGAAGAAATTGTCGCACTATTCTTAGCTGTTGCCGTTATAACTACTTTTGCATTTGATATATATCTAATTAGTTTATTTTTATCTCCTGTTGCAGTTATTGCTGAAGTATTTGTATCTTCTACTGTACCAGTAATCGTCGGATTACTATTTACAACAAAGGCATTGAAAGTACAAGTTGATGTGCCAATTAGTGTATTTCCTGAATATGTGCTACAAGTTATTGTTCCTTTTCCTGAATTTGCATTTGGTATTTTTGCATAAAAAGATGTTGGAATTGTCCATCCTATGCTTGTGTTAGCTGTTTTAGTAGCAATTGTTCCTGTTAATCCTAGAAAATTATATTCAAGTGTATGAGTAAATGTTGAACTTGCTCTGTTAATATTTATTGTAGTTGCACTTCCTATATTGCCATCTGCGCAAGTTACAGAACTTTTTCGTGCTATTGTTGGCAATTCTACTGTCTTGCTTATTGTTCCATTTGGATAATAACTACTCAATTTTCCATCGAAAGAAAATGTTATAACAATTGTTTTTTTGCCATCTGCTGAATGCGAAATTTCTGCATTTGGACTTATATTCAATACTGATTTATACCCATTGGAGCCTAAATCATACTTAGGATTTTTAGTTATTGAATATAAATGACTTCCACTTGTTTCCTTAATTGAAAAGACAGCACTTGAGGTACTGTTATATGGATAATATGAGCTGTTATTTCTTTTTACATAACCTTGGACACTAGTAATAGTTGTTTTATTTGTTGCTATGTCCTGTGAATAGGTTACATCTATTTTTAAATTAAATCCCTTTGACGGAGTTCCTATATCTCTATTGAAACTAATTGTTGCCATCCTATCCTCCTATCCAGTGAATATGAGTTCTTTTCTCACTATTTACAGTTGTTTTCATAAGTTTTAAATACCCCATTTCCACTTCACCTGTTGCTTTTAAGTCCGCTGTTTCCATACCATCTTTGTCGTATTTCGCTATCTGTTTTCCGTATGCATACATATAAGTACCAGCATTGTTCATAGTTGTGCTAAATTCACTATCAGACTTTCCTACGCTAACACCAGCCTCGTTTATATCAACAGTTGTGTTTTTTACAGACTTTACGCCTTCATTGTTTATTTGGTCTATTTGCACTTGCAAACCTTGTGCAGTAGTTGTTACAGTCGTTTGTTGCTGTTTTATAATATCTATATCGTCTTTTAGTGTCTGGTTTTCGGCTTCGATTTGTTCGGCCGTTAGATAGTCATTGTTTAGTCTAGTTGTCGTTTCAGTTACTTGTGAAGATATTTGTCCTAAATTTGTGGATATTTCAACCGTCCTCTCCGTTATATCATTGAAATTATTGTCTATTTCTTCTTTCATAGAATCTACATAATCAATAGTGCTATATGATACTTTCTTCTTCCAGTCGCTTTCTTCGTAGCCCTTTCTTCCAACAGTAGTAACTAATATCTCTCCTCTCTTTCCTTCCGGGTGGTCTGTATCAGATTGTAAAATCCACATATCTCCTGCATTATAGTTTTCTGGCTTTGTTAGATAAGTTTTATTCTTAGTTTTTGCTTCTTCTTTTGCTCCACTTTCTGTTGTCCAATCTTCGTCATTATATAATCCTATTGTTCTTGTATTTATACAGGTATATACTATTTTTCCATCTATCCAAGTATCGCCCTTATAATAAGGTGGATTTGGTTTTGAGCCATAATTTCTGCTAACATTTTCATATTGAGAACTAATTTCCTTTTCGGCACTTGATAGTCTTTTATTTAGATACCCTAGATTAACTGAATCTTCATCGTATTTAGGCTCTCCCATCTTAATCTCCTTTATAATAACTTCCTATCATATAAACAACACATATAGAATTAAAGTTCATATTACTATTTTCTTTGTTTTCAACATATAAAGAAAAGAAAGATAGCTTTTTGGCTTTCTTTCTTATAATTGTTGTTTTAGGATATGTTGAATTGGTATAAACTTTAGACAAAACTTGTTTATCTCCATTTTTTAATCTATATCCTATATCTAATTGTGAATTTGTAGGGTTACTTGATATAGCAACCCTTTTTATATTCTTCTTGTTGGCTATATTATTTAAATCTAATATAACAGAGTTCCATTCCGCTTCTACATTATCTGTATTATCTTTAAACCTATTTTCATCATTATTATCTCTAAACTTGCATATATTTCCATATTTATCTCCAAAATACAACTCATTATTCCATACAAACCATATCTTCACTGGTAAATTAGTCCAATAAAACCACTCATACTGATAATTACTATATTTTGAATTACTATTAGTTGTTTTGAATCTACTATCTGCTACATAAACATGATCGTTAATTGCTAAGTAATATTTTCCATCATTTGATATTCCTACTGCGTTCTTTAAATTAGGTTCTTGCTTCAATTTTGTATCAATGTAGTAACTCTTATGATATACATATATTTCATCTGTTAAAGTTGCTGTATTTAATGCAAATACCCCATTAGATGTTAGTATCAAAGGTTCATTTATTAATGTATCATGTGCGTAATTGCTTATATTTCCCTCACCTTTTACACTGCCTTCAATGTTAAACTTTTCTTCACTATTAAATGTTGCGTATCCTATTCTAAACAATGTCGCATCTGTATCTGATACATCTTTTAATGCTGCCATTTTCCCATCGTTCAATCTAACTAATCCTGTTAGTGGTACAACTTCTAAACCTGCTACAATTGTATTGTCTGCTGGTATATAAGTAATGTTATTAATATGCGAATAACTTATTATATTTGGCAAATCTGGGTTTCCTGCCATAAATACCCTATTGTTGGCTCCTGCATATCCATAGACACACATCATATTGCATTTGTTAATTTGAGCTTTATTGCTCTCAATTATTTTTTTATATTTAATTCTTACATTATCTTTATTATCTATTACTGGTTTTCCAACTGCTGAACTAAATATAACTTGTCCTTTACTTAAATCTACCCTATAATCTCCATCATTTACTTTTTTTATAACCCATTCAGCATTTTCATTCAAAACTTCTACTAATTCTACAGATGTTATATCTGTATCGTCTAATTGATATGTTGTATCAGTTTCTGTACTTGTAAATAAATTGATTCTACTGTCTGACATTAAATTTACTTGCTCATAAATTTGACTTGCTAATCCATTAGGAGCTCTTGCTATTCGTGTTGTAGGAATATATCCCATTTCATCTAAATATTTAACTTTATTAGTACTTTCTAATAAATCATATACTACTGCTCTATTCCCATCTAAAATAAGCAATTTTGAGTTAATTATAACTCCTTGCGATATAGTATTCGCTAATCCTGTTAATATTTCTGTATAGCTACTGAAGTCTGTTTTCATTTCATATAGTTTAGTACCACAATGCACAATAAAAAATTCTCCCGACACAGTATCTACATTCCATATTCCATTAATGTTAGCTTTTTGTCCCAAGTAAGCTAACACTTTATATCCGTTTCTCTTTTCTATTGTTCCATTGTTATTTATAAAATTATATCCTCTAGGACTTCTTCTTTTATCTATATCTGATATTGAAGAGCTGAAATCTACACCCAAAAATCCTGTTAAATTTGCTTCGTATGTTGTTGGACTTGAAGGAACGTTAAAGTTTGCCATACTAATATACCTCTTCTATACTTTCTTGATTTTCTACATTGATATATAAATCTTGTAATCCTACTTCAAATTCATTTCTATATGCGGTCGCCTGTGATATATCATCATCTTTATATAATTGACTAGCAATATATAAAGGAATTAGCACACAAGCTTCTTCTGGTAGTTCTATTTCGTAAGCATCTTTCGTTGTATTATCTATTTTAGTAATACTCGTTTTATTATATTTTTTATTTTCCTCATCATACTTATATAAGTTCATTACATATGGTTTAATTCTCTGTATAGCTTCATTTGTGACTGCTGGCATAGCACTCAAGTACCATTTACAGTCATCATCATTTCTTAATTCTGTCAAATTGTTTACAGTTATAGGCTCATCTTTTGCGAACATCTTTTGTAGTGATATTATTTGTATTTCTCCCCAAGTCATATTTTCCTCCACTTCTGCTAGAATCGAACTAGCTTATTCCTTTTAAAGTGATATATTAGGCTAGATTATACTAGCCCTGCATTTCTTAATTGCTCAAAAACTGGTCTTGTTACATCAGTTTCTTCGCCTCTTACTATTTTTGCATATTTTTCATTAATACCTACAATGATTTCTTTATCCTGTGGGTTTAATTTATCTATCGGAATCAATATTTTAATTGTTTCTTCGTTCTTATTCTCTTTTTCTGTTTTCTTTATTTCTTGTTCAATTTTTTTAGTAGCCATTTTTTCTCCACCTTTCTTATTCTCTTTTTCTGTTTTCTAAAAATGAAGGGGCTTTTACGCCCCCTGTGTTAGGCTTTTACACCTGTTTCAACTCTTACTAAAGCAAGAGGTTGAGTAATAACAGCTGTAAAACAGTTTTTCCAACCAACACTTGCTCTTTGGTTTAATGGATCTGAAGTACCTGCAGAACCGTTAGGTTTTACTATAATTTCAGGCTTTCCTGCTCCACCTTCTAGGTCAACACATGCATAAGCATCTTTTCCATATGCGTACGCAATATGTACAGCTATCTTTGTGCTCTCTGCTGAACTATTAACAACAGATAAGTTAGTTGTCTCAAAGAATTTCATACCATGCATTTTTCCAAGTTCGCCTTTAACCATTTGTTCTGGTTTTGCATATTTAGAAACATCAACCCATGAACTATCACTCATTAAATCATAAGCGATGTCTGGGTCAACTTGCATGTGATAGAAGCCATCTGCAAATCTTTTAGCATTTGCATTTTTTAATTTTCTTACAATTTTTTTGATGTCTTCTGCAGTTAAATTTTTAGTTGTAGCAGATTCTAATCCTGCTCTTGTTGTTGCACTTCCAGCAAAATACACATTTGTGCCTCCAGCAATCGCTGTTTGAATACGAGTATCGACAACATTTCCTGCTTCTTCTCCAAGTAATTCTGAGGTTTCAGTAATAACAGGGTCAATACCTGTCATTTGAATTAAGTCAGAAAATTCTACGAAGTCGCCTTCTTGTGCAACAGTTGCTGTTACTGTTGTAATATTTAAGTTGTTTCCGTCTGGTGTTTTACCTTCTGTTAAAGAAGATGTTGGTGCAGTTAATGAATTAAATTTTCTAAAATTCATTGTTCTGCCTGAATTTTTAGGTAATTTTTTCTTCATTGCATCCTTATAAAAGTTTAGTTGTGGTAATAATCTTGTTAATAGTGTTTTCTCATAAAAAGTCTTATCCTCTGCTGATAATTGATTTTGGTTTGTTACATTTGTTATAACTTGTGTTTTTGTAGCCATTTTAATTTCCTCCCTTATTTTTAATTTTTTGGCATTAAAAAATAGCTACTTATCTTGTAAGTAACTATTTTAACTCGCCGTCTTTGGCTTTTTGAATATATTTCTCAAATTGTTCATTCGACATACTGTTCCAGTCTAGGTCTTGAACTTCTGTATCTTCAATTGCACCTGGTGTAGTCGAATTATTAGCTACAATTTGCTTTGCTGTATCAACTGATTTCTTTTCAAACTTGCTTATGAATTTTTGATAGTCTTCATATATTTGTGCTAGTGGCACAGTACCTATCTTTCCATTTGCAAAACTATTAAAGTCCTCGTCTTTAGTAAGCTCTTGTAGCTTCTCAACTGAATATTTATCAACAAAATCTTTAGTATCATTTTGATACCAAATCTCTTGTTTGCTTTGTTCTTCAGCTTTTATTTTTGCTTCAGCTTCTTTTCTAGCTTTGTCCTTTTGAAGTTCTCTATAGCCTGTTATAGGGTCTTCTCCTTTTGAATCTAATTCATACATATCTAGGTATTCTTGTACATCGTATTCGTCTTTAATGGTTTGACCTGTATAAGGATTATTTCTTCCTATATACGATTGTACCTTACCTTGATTCAAGCCTTGCTCATACGCTTCTTTTCTTGCTTGCTCAATCTGCTTTTTAGCATCTTCTTGAACTTTTCTACGAATACTTGCATATTTTGCATTTTCTTCATTAGATTGCTTTTCTGTCTCTTGTTCTTCTTGCTCTTCTACCTCTTCTACTTGCTCTGTAACTTGTTCAGAAACTTGCTCAGTAGTTTCAGTTTCATTAGCAGTATTTTCAACCACTTCTTCTTGTTCAGCGACTTCAAGATTGTTTACGCTTTCATTTACTTCTTCTTTCATAAGTATCCTTTCTATTATGAGATTTTTACGCTATTCACTGCGAATTTATATAAAAAAATAACTCTATAGAGAGTTACTGTTTATATCATTGTTTATTGCCCTGCATTTGCAGATACTGGTGTTTCTGCTTGTTGAATTATTTGCATCACGTATTGTAATATTTGTGGATTTTGTGCTATCTTCTGACTTATCTCAGGTGGCAATAATTGTTTCTTTCTTATTTCCTTTAGTTTAGCCTTAAATGGCATTGCAGTATCTGGATATAAGTCAATATAATCATCAAATGTTATATCTCCTCTTTGTAACGCTTGTTCCAATAAATTAATTGACAGACTCTCACTATATGCACTTCCTGGTCCAACGTCTACAGTTGTTTCAAAGTCTATATCTCTATACATCGCTCCATTAAACACATTGATTTCTGCATTGTTATCTTCTTCTACCATATACTCCGTATCAAAATTATAATAAGCCTTAAAGAATTGTTCCCACACTCTTGCTATCTTTTCGTGCACTCTCCAAAATCTCTTTTGAATATCTTCAATAGGTACTTTAGCTTGTGTTTGTAGTGCTACTATAGCACTACCACTCATATTCTTGCCTAACACTTCTCCATTTGCAACTTCTGTTGCTCCTGTAACAACTCTTGTTACTTCCAATAGCTTGTCTGATATGGTTATAGGCATACTACTAAACGCTGGTGGATTTAAGTACTTAATTCCATTAAACATTGGGCTATAATCTGTTATTACTTCTCCTGGTTTATTTGTTATCGTTTTGCCTTGTAACGCTCTTGGATGTAATATAACTTTCGGAAATCCCATATTTTGAGATGCCATTTGCATCATTGCATAGTTAAAGTTAATAGCTTTTTGCGTAGGGATAAGTTGTTCTACTTCTCCTATACCATAAATGCTTTTTTCTCTTTCCTCGTGGTTTCCTACCACAATAGGATATAATGACATCTTATATTGAGAATGTTCTGGTTTATCTATATCAACTGCCTCGTTGTCTTCGTTCGTCTTATCTTCTTCATCTATATCTAACTTAACTTTTGTCGCATCTGGCGTTAATGGTGTTTCAGGTTGTACTATCATATTTTTACAACTTTTAATATAATATACTTCCCCATTTTTTCTGAAATATCGTGTAAGCACTGTCGCATATTCTTCTCCGTCTTGCTCTTCATAATCGTAATTTCTCTCGCTGTCGTCATCAGATGTTATTAGTTCTATTTCTGTTTCGCTTATTCCATTTTTCTCTGCTATCTTTTTAAGTGTTTGTACATTCTCTCGACTTTGAATAATAATCCACTTTTGTTTTTGCTCGTCTTTTTGCTTTGGATTAGCAAATACAATATTTAGACAGTCTATTATTTGACCATTTAGCCCACCATTAAATTTTGCCATTCCAGTTGTGCTTTCTCTATCCCAAAAATAATGAAACACATAAGTTCCTTTTTTAAGTCCATCTAATATTGCTCTATCGTCTAAATCTTCTTGTTTGATTTCCTTTCTAATATGATTAGCAAAACTAGTAAAAGCACTAGCTCCCTTAGTTGCTATGTCTGACTGATCTTGACTATATACTAATGGTTTATATATTGTTGATATTTTACTCGATAGGATATTTGCTTTTTTACCATTTACTATATATTTTATAATGTTGATTACCGGCCTTGGCATATTTTTTGTTTTCTCAGTTGCTTGTGGCCATTGCCTTCCTTCAAAGAAATCTACGTTTTGTTCACAAGTTTCTTTTAATCTCAATTTCTTTTGATAAGCTAAACCTTGTTCCCAGTCGTTCCAAATTTTACTTGCTAATTCTTCTCTAGTCATCGTTACTCTCCTTTCACTTCTCCAGTCATATACTCGTCATATATATTTGTTTCTTGATTTGTTTTTTCTGGACCGTTTAGCCATTCATTAAAAATTTGTTCTGCTGATGTTTGTTTTTCTGTTGCTTCTTTCTTGTCTGTTTTTTCAACAATTGTTTTGTATATAAATGGTGCTATTCCTAATACATAACCTACTACTACTGCTATTAATACCATATATCTTCATCCTCCTCTTCTGTTTGTAATTCAAAAGGTAACTCTTGTTTTTTTGGCATAAAAATAGGCTCTTGTGTCCAATAAACACAAAAACCTCTTATTGCATCCACCGAATGTGTTAACTCATGTGGTTCGTTTGCTATATCTCCAACTCTTTTCTCATCATGTTGTACTCGTGGCAAACATCTTATTAAGTTCTTACAAGTATTAAATATTTTTAATCTAGCTGTCATACAACCTTGCTCGTCTTTATATGGCTTTAGCCATTCTTTCATTTGTAGCCAACCTTGTATTCTGTCATTGTTAGTCTTATACAAGGTTATGTCTCCTTCTTCAAATATATCTGCTGTACTCTTACCTGTTTCTTTGTGCCTATTCCACAAATCTGGTGGCGCTAAATACAAATATATCTGTTCGTTTGTCATTTCTTTTATTTTATCTCTAGCTTGTGATACTAATAAATTACTTTCGTAGACCTCTCTAAACACATAAGCATTATTATTATAGTCTACTGCTATCCAGTAACCAGCCAGTTTGTCTAGTCCATAGTCCATAACAAAATAGATATACCAGTCTTTTGGTATTTCAAATGGTTCTATTACATGTATATCTCTTTTAAATTCTGTAAAAAACTGACCGTCAAAAATGTCCCAGTCACCATACTTTAAAGCTCTTCTTTCCTTTTCCGGTAAAGCATCTAATCTTTTTATATAATCTGGGTCATATGTTAGCATAAATTTATTATCTTGTACCAAACTAGGAATAAATATTCTTGTTGTGGTTTCTCCTGTTTCTAATTTACAAGTATGTATAACATTTGGTGCTCCTATATCTATAAATCTTTCTTTTACCCAATTATGTCCAACTCCACCTGGATTTGTAGAGCTTTTTATACATTTAGGATATGGATTAGCTCCACGACATCTAGATATCATATATGTGTACATAAATTCTGTAAAATGAGTCAATTCGTCAAAACGTATTACATCATATTCTGCTGATTGATACTGATATACATCTTTTTCATATTGTATATAGCCAAAGTCTACAATACTCCCATTTTTAAATTTCCAAGTATGTTTAGAGCTGTTATAATCTGCTATAGATAATGGATACAAATCCATACTTGTTCTAATCAATGACTTTTCTAGATCTGCAAATGTACTTCTAAAAATAATTTGTTTACTTTTAGGATATTTTAATGCATATAATAGTCCATCAACTAGCTGTCCATAGCTTTTTCCTCCTCCTGCAGCTCCACCAAATAAAGTTTCAAAAGCTTGACTATCTATAAAAGCTTGCTGTTTTTTTGTTATTGAAACTTCCATACTACTCAACAACCTTTATATCTACTTCAAATTTATTATTTACTGTGCTTTCTCCTTTTGCTAATGCTCGTTTATCATATAATGTTCCTATCACTGTCGATAAATTATTAACTGGTATTTTCTCCTCTTCATCATCTAAAGCTTTTTCTAATCTTTTTAATGCTTTGTCTATTATTATATTTGCTTTATCTACAAATTCTTCTTTCTTTTCATTACATAGTTTTACAAATTCTGGTTTATCTTTGTTATCTTTGTATATTTTTTCCACTGTAGTAGTAGCAATACCCAACTGTCTTCCAGTTTCACTAAAATTGTTCGTACTAAACATACTTATCATTATCTTATATATAGTTTCGTTGTCTGTTTTCTTCCCTTTTGCCATTTTTCCCCTCCATATCTGCACAAATTTCAAGATACGCACACTTCTCGCATTGCTTTTCTCCTTCAACGACGCACTTTTGTCTCTTTTTATTTGTATATGCTTTTCTTATTTTGTATTCCTCATCAATATATGACGCTATTATACTACCTTTCATCTAAATACCTCTTTTGTGTTTTTATTTGGCGGAGAGAGTAGGATTCGAACCTACGAAGGTTTTACCCTTGCTAATTTTCAAGACTAGTACATTAAGCCACTCTGCCATCTCTCCATTTTTGCATAAATAAAAGAGCCTATTACGGCTCTCTTTCTTGTATATCTAATCTATACTTTTAGGTGTTATTATGTTATCCTTATTTATTTCATTTACTCCATTTTTGGGTATTTCCTCTTTCATTACCGAATTTGCAATTCCAAAAAAATATAATAGTGAAAAAATTAAATAAATCAGAAATAATATTGCTAGGCATATAAATATATTTAATGGTGTTTTTGATATAGTCATAGTATCATTATTATATATTCCTGACACATAAAGTAGTGCTATTGCACTTGCGATTCCTGCAAATATTGTCATAAACCAATTCAAAAATAATACCTTCTCTTTTTTTTCTTTTACTATTACTTTAATAATTTTTTTATCAAAAAAACCTATTACTATACTGATAGTTGTAATTAAAAAACCTACTAATATGCTAATAAAATTAATGCAGTTATTACTTATCATATCAAAGTTATTTATTTTTATCTCATTTTTTAAAATATTATTAAATATAAAAAAGCATACCAAACTAATAATTAGAGGTACTAAAAATATCTTCCATTCTTTTTTGTCCATAATTTCTCCTTATTAGATTTTATTATATCATATTATTTTTTATTCTATCCAAATATTTTTGCTTTATTTTTTCAAAAATATCCTTATGTATAATTGGTTTATTTTTGTCTACATCAACTACGATTATATCATGCACTCTTTCCTTTATAAGACTCACTTTATCTAGTAGTGCTCCTTCTTCACTCCTATAATCTATTTCCAAATCTTCTACGCCAGGAACTTTTTCCACTCCGTCTATTACTTCTTTTATTTCCTCAATATTCAGAGTATTTTTCTTTTTTAATTTTCTTCCAAACCCTATTTCGATTTTACATTGCGTTCCTTTAAATCTTTTAGCAGCACCAAACAGCATCTTGAATAATGTATCATCTTTATCTTTCTCTTCTGTCGATTCTGGTCTTAGTGTAACACTTAGTCTAGTACAAAATTTAGCATTTTTAATTTTGTTTTTACTATCTTTTATTATAATTGGTCTTAATGATATTACATTGCTTAAATTCTTTTGAAATTTTTCAAATATTTTTTCTAGTAATGGTCTTGTAATGTAATTATGATTAATTTGCATTGCAAGTATAAATCTTTTTTCATCATACAATAGAGTTACCGATTCTGCATAATATTTATTTCCATCTAGAGTAACAATAACATACTCCCCCGAGTCATCGTCTACTATCCCTGGCATCACATACTTTCTAGCTCTTAATAATTGTATTTCCCATATAGCCTCATCTTTATGATACTGTATTTCTTGTACTCTAACCTTTTCTTCGTTATATTCAAATGTTCTATCATTTATATCTGCATTTTGAAGATGCAATAATATTGGAGATATATCGCACTTTCCTTCTTTATATCCATCCTTTTCCTTTGCTTTACAATATGACCATACTTCATAATAATCTACATTTATGCCTCTTTTTTTTGACATATAATCGCCCCTTAATAAGAATACATTAAAAATATGCATTTTTCAACTTATTTCGATATACATATTTCTACAAAATTCGACAAATTGAATTATTCTTTATTTTTTTGACTATACTAAAAAAGTTTCGGCATCTAATAGTATTAACATTCTCTCCATATAATAAAGGAGCTAGATTTTTCTAACTCCTTCTTTTACAATTATAATTATAGCACCTCAAAAGCGAAATTAAAAGGAAGTTTTTGCGAAATTTTAGCGAAGTTTTTGCGAAGTTCTCATCCTTCTCCCACATTTATTACTTCTAACATGCTATCTAGTGCACTATCTCTGTATACTTGTAATTGCTTTATTGATTTATGTATTTCAAAGTTATCAAAATATGCTTTCTCTACATAATTCCATTTTGATTTTTTCATATAGTATTTTCTAATAACAAATTCTTCGTCTTCTGATAATTGATTTAGCATATTTTCGACTCGTACTATTTTTTGATCTAGTTCTAGTTTAATATCTTGATATTCCCTTACTTTTCTTTCTAAAAAAGCTCTATCTTCTTTGTTTATATGGTATTCTTCTTTGTGATAATTCATTGCTGTGTTGGCAACTTTATCTGATACTTTATTTGTATTGCTATGAAATGTATCATAGTCATTTCCTGATAATTGCATAGCTTCTATTATCTCTTCTGGTGTATCTTCATATACAGTTCCTGCATAGTCTAATCTTTTATTATATTGTTCTAATTTTAATTTTACTTCTGTTAATTTTGCTTCATTTTTAGGATGCTCTATTAACATATTTTCAATATCTTCTTTAATATATTGCATCTTCTGTACCTCCTACAAATATTTTTTTAGATCTTCTTTTCTGACTGCTAATGTTAACTTGCCTAACTCAAAACTTATAACTCCATCTTTATCTAATATCTCAAACTGCTTTTTTACTATTGTATCTCCATTTATCATAACCATTTCTATTTTATCCATTACGTGTACCTCCAGATTATCTGATTTCTTTTGCTTTATTCTCAAAATATTGTTTTATACAATTTAAGCACTTTTCACAATGCCCATCTATATAATTATCTGCATAGCAACCTTCTTTTGTGCAAAATTCATCTACTGTTAATTCATCTTCAATGTATTCTGCCATTAAATCTATTATTTTATCTTTTTGATCCAGCTCTTGCTTTTGCCATTCCATATATTCAGCTAATGCCTTTTCGTTCTCTTTTTGTAGTTTTTCTATATTTTCTACTAGTGACCTTTTGCCACATTGAGTTGATCTATCTTGATATAATAAACTTATTAACTCTTCTAATTTTTCACTCATATTATTACTCCTTTTCTAGTAATTCTTGTAAAACATCTATTTTTGCTTCTCTTTGAAATTCATGTAATGCTATACAATCTTTTCCCATTTTTGCTTTTATCTCTTCTATCTTGTCTTTTACTTTTTGAATTGAAATGAAATTATTTTCTGTTCTCTTTTGCTCTACATTATCATTAATTATTTCTAATGTATTCCAATTATCATGAGTATTTATTACTCTTGGTTTAATATTTTCTAATACTGCAATACTTCCACTTTCCCATTGATGTAATATTATTCCTATTTTTCCATCTCTTTTATTTTTTACTGGTAGCCCCACCAATTCTCTTTCCTGTCTCAATTCCTCATTCTCTTTTAATACTCTTTTATAATCTGATAAAATATGTTCTAGTGCTTTTATTTCTTTTTGATTTATTGTTTGATTTTCTATACCTTTTAAATAATCATTATTTATTTTTATTATACTTTCTAATATTTTTATATCTTCTTCTATACTATTTTCCACTACTCGTCCTCCTTAATATCTTCAATTTCAATATTCAATAAATATTTCCATATCTTCTTTTGTAACCAATTAAATTTTGTAGAAACCTCTATTTTTACCTCTGTTCCACCTAATTCCATTTTTCCTATTTTTATAATCGATTTTCCTCGTTTTCTCAAAGATAATGCTTCATCATTTTCTTTCACTTAAAACGCCTCCTAAATGTTATTTAATTCCAATTTATAGTTTTTCCAATTAAGCCATCCTAATTCATATTCTTGAAGTAATATTGCTTCAAACTCTTTATTTCCGTATCCTCTTTGCTCTGCTGTGTCATAATCATAAACTGACCATTCTTTGTTTTTAAGATTAAATAATATTGTTTTATTATTCTTTGCTTTGTAGTAAAAAAATCCATCTTCACAATATATTTTTGTATATCCTAATTCTCCAAACATCTCATTTGCTGTTTTCACTATATATCACTCCTCCTTTTTAATTTATAGGAAATAGCACTATACACTTTTGTGCTATGTCTTTGTTATTTTCATATGTTTCTCCTTCAAGTTCATTTTCGTCATCTATATATTCTTGATTTAAAAATTGTCCACTCCAAGTATTGTTTGGGATATAATATCCTTTTCCAAATCCTAATGTTCCTTCAAGTGGACTATAATAATTCCCCTCTTCATCTGCACTCAATATAACTTCCGCATTCTCATCTTCTAATTTCAATTTTTCTATCAATTCTTTAACTTTCATTTTATATTATTCCTTTCTAACTTTTCTATATCACAATCTTCCATAGTTGCATAATAAACGTTATCATCTAATATCCTTCTTAAAAGAATATCTAAATCATCAACTATTAAACCTTTTCTATTACCTATTACTTTTTTTCTCAATTCTGTTGCCAATATGGGTTCTGGCATTATCCTTTTTACGTCTATTTCTCTAGCTGTTTGTTCTATTTGCTTTTTATGTTCATAACTCCAGCATATTATTGGCATTTGTTTTTCTACTGACAATTGAATTGCTTTCATAGTCTTTCCGTTTGCTCTACCACCACAATATATTTTCATATCTTATTTACTCCTTTACTATTAGACCTGCTTTCGTTAAATCATATAATTTATCTAGTATTTTTTCTGGAATAGAATTACTATAAGTTTCTACTTTTATTTCATTATTATTGTTATGACATGGCAACAAATCTATATATATTCTTGATTCAATTCCATGCTGCTTTGTTTTATATTCAAATTTTTCTCTTGTTCCATATTTAAATCCAAACTTTTCTAATTCACTTAATTCTACAGTATCACTTTTTCTTAACATATCTATTCTCCTCCTAATAACTCTGGATTATCGTATATATTATCTTTGTATTTCCACTCATATCCTCCACAAAATTTTCTCTTTCCATTCAAACAACTAGATATATTTCCTTGTGATAATCCTGTTTTAATTACTGCTTCTCTTTGAGAGTCAAACTCCTCAATAATCATATTGTTTTTTATCATCACAATTTTTCTTGCTCTAATTCTTTTGAGCTCCATTCTTTGTTTGTATCTATTTTCCTTCCAGCTTAACCAATGTATATTATCAAAGCTGTAATCTTTAAAACAATTTATTCTATCTATTGTTGGCTTATATTGTATGTTACAATTGTGTTCTATCCACTCATTGTATAATCTAGTAAAAATAATATTATTTATATACTTTTCTTGGAATTGTTCTAATGAGAAATCAACATTTCTTCTATCTTTACAATGATTATATATATTAGTTAATACACCTTTCTTTGTTTTTCTATATTTTTTAGTATTATTCAAAATATTCTCCTGTGATTTCATAATTTTTATTCCTTTCAAAATCAATTATATTTCCATTATTCTTATTCTTTAATGCAAATTTGGAGAAATTATAAACTACTATATATTCATTATTTATAATCATACTTTCATATATTTCTTTTCCTTTTATGTCATGTATTCCTGTATATTGCATTAGTTCTAATGCTGTTATATCGCATTTTTCTGAATTGTGATTTTTGTTATAAGCTGTACACATACCATTTTTATGTCCAACTGCTATTATTCTTATTTCTTGTGAAAAAATATCATAATCTATACTACTTATTGGATACATTTGTTTTTCATATTTATCCCAAACTCTAAACTTTATTTCTCTATTCATCTTCTCCTCCTACTTTATAGCAATTAGCCATGTATTGCTCTTTTGTTAGTATTGTTTCTATGTTTTTATTTTTTAGAAAGCCTGTAAATTCTTCAAAATCGTTATCCCATTCTACATACAATTTGTTATCTTCTATATGCAAAATTTCCATTTCATTTACATAATCTCCGACTTCTATTAAATCTATTAGTTGTTTGCTGTGGTTTATAATCTCATCTTTTAATTGATATTCTTCTAAAATGCAAGTAAACTCCCCCATTCATTTGCTATATCAGTTTCTAATTCATATTTTTTATCATAAATATCTATAATTTTATTTATTCCTTGATTTCTTGCTAATCTCACATATTCGTTTACTTTTATCTCTTTCATATTTCCTCCCTTGTAATAATTTTTATACTTAGCTCTGGATACTTATACTCAAATAATTTCTGCTTAATCTTAAATGTCTCTGTTTTCATTCCTTTTGTGTCTTCTACAATTGTTTGTCCATTTTCCTCGTAAACAAAATCTGCTATGTACTCTATTTTTCTATGTGTCTTGCCATTTTTCTTGAATCCTTCTTGTAATAGAAATGGTACTTGCAGTCTCAATTTACTTATCTGTTTTGCTCTCTGCAACAGCTTTAATTCTTTATATCTTGTTGCTTCTAGATTACTTTCAAACTTTATATTGTCTACTACTGTTTTTTTATTTCTGTATTTGCTCATCTTTTATCTCCAGTTCCTCAGTTAAATACTGATAAGTGTATTTAGGGTTATTTTTTCTGTTTTCTAACTCTTTTAAATTCTTTAATGCTTGCATTAAATCTTTCTCTATAAACTTATTTTTATATTTATCTACAAAAGTATCTTTTAGAGAACGAATAACATCTATTTCATCTTTTACTTGTCTTCGCTCTGTTCTTACATATTTTAATTGTTTTACTATTTTACAAGACTTAACTGCATCTAAATTATGATTTTCTATGTAATGTAATAGTTCATCTTGCTTAATGTCCCATACGCTTTGTTTACTGTACAATTCAGCTAATCTTTTATCTATATCTTGAAAAAAAGTAAGTGTATATTTTAAAATATCTTCTATTCCCATTTTTTCTCCTGTATCCCTAAATTTAATTTAATTTGCTTTATGCTATCTTCTGCTGTTGGCAAATATGGACATTTTTTGGGTTCTTTCCACTCTGTTTCTGCTAATCCCACACAGCCTAAACATTTTTTATTTTCTATTGCACTTTTGCAAGGTTCTTTTAGTTCTCTCATAGACTACTCCTCTGGCATATTGTATCTTCTTGCTCCTATATCATACCAATGTATGATATCTCTTAATACTTCTTCTGCTCTCTCTACTGTTTTATATTTTCCTAACAACGCGCAATCATTAACTCCAAGTCTTACCTTAATTTCTCCGTCCGCGTTTGCTCCAACTAAATTTACGTTTTCAAAATTTATGATATTCATCTTCTTTTGACTTACTATTATCATAACTACCTCCTAATCTATTCTTGGAATATGTTCGTAATTCAATGCCTCAAATCCTGACTGTGTTCTCTCATATACTGCTACTGTCTTACCTGTATAATCGCATTTCTTTTTACCTATTGTTTTTACATATCCCATTTTCTCTAATTCTGTTAATCTTGGTGCTGTATAATTCCTCTCTGTTGTATTTGTAAAACCTAAATCAAATAGTTCTACTGCTAATTCCTTTGCTGTTTTAGGTTTCTCCAATCTATTTAAAATTTGTATATATCTTATTTTTGCTTTATCTTGTATGTCATTAAAACTCATTTGTCTTGTTTCTGCTGTAATCATTTGTTAATCACACTCCTATCTGTTTTACACTTATTTTATCCGCAATTTGTTCTATAAAATTTTGCATTTGTTGTGGTAATAGTTTTTGCTCTTTTTCTCTATTTACTATAACCTCATATTGTTTTAAGAATTGCCCCTTTGTTACACTATTTACTGTTGCTATATCTGTTTGCGCTAGTTCTTTTACTTGTCTAACATCTCCGAAAAATCTTTTGACCTCTGGACTTGCCATATCAAACTGCTCTTGTGTCATATATGAGCCAGAACAAATCATTTTATATGCTTCGTTCCATGCTTCAATAGCTGTTCTTGATGTGCTTGGATTTATCATTTCTACTGCATTTTTTCTAATTTCATGAATTGTAGGAGGATATGGGCTTTCAATTATCGTTTTCTTTACTGCTTGTAAAACTAAGTTATAATCTAAATCCCCTAAACACTCTTGCCATGTATCTACCATTATTTTTACTTGTTCATCTGTTTCGGTTCTTTTAGCAAAACTCTCATAGTTTCCAGCAAGTAGAGTTAATATTACTACTGTTTCTTGTCTTGTCATTTTATCTCCCTTCTTCGAAAGCTCTCTGTAGTGCTGACATTGGTCTCATTTGTTCTATACCTTCGTCTTCCCACCTTTTTTGATTTAACCAGGTAGAAGGATATGGAATAAATTGTCCACCATCTTTTTGCCATTCTTTACTGGCCCTAAATTGTTCCAAACTATATAACATAGAACTAAACAATTCATTCGATGGTTTATTTTTTTGAAACCATTTCTTCACATCTTGCTTTTTTACCTTTTTAGGATATAGGCTATAAAAGTCATTAAATTGTGTCTCCCACATGTCTAAGATTTTTGTCTCTTCCTCTTCTTCCCCTATAACCCCTTTATCTCTATCTTTATTTTTAATTATATTTTTATTTATATTTATATTTTCATTTTCCATATGTTCTTCATATGAATTACATATGTTTTTCATATCTTCTTCATATGTTGTTTTCTCTTCTTTTTTCTTTCTGTTATTTCTTCTACTTTCTGAATATGCTTTGCGTTTATTAATTTCTGTTTCTAGTCTTTCATTATAGTAATTGCCTTCTTCATCAATTTTAAATTTGGAGAAAATTTCTTCATTATGTGTTTTACATATGTTTAATATATCTTTCTCTTTCAAATGACCTTTTTGATGTTGTAAACATATTAATTTTATATATTGCCCTATTTCTTCATCTGTCATTAACATCGTTCCAGAAAGAAAATCGCTACTATAAAATAGAAATGCTGGGTCTTTCATTGTTTTCTCCTTTCGTAAAATAAAGGGCTAGTTTTTGTTGTCTAGCCCTTGTTGTTATATTCCTAATTTTTCTAATGTGTATCGTTTACCTGTTTGCATTTCTTTGTACATTGTTCCTTTTTTAAAGTATGGTAAAGTAAAATTCTCATCTCTCAGTTGTATATTTATAAATTCTTTATTGCTACAAATAGGAGCCATCTTATAAACAGATCTAACTTTACTCCTAAAAGGTCTAACAACATCTGCTAAATACTTCTTCTCTACCTCGTCTAATATCTCTTCTTTTCTTTCAAACATTGTTTCATATTTTACTGGTCTTTCTACCTTGGCGATACTTACATCATCGTTAAAATATTTTAATTGTTCATTAATGTTGCTAAAACCATAATCTGAAGTCTTGTCAACAAATATAACTTGTCCATTTTTTAATGTACATTTATCTCCGTCCTTTAAATCTGCTTTTGTAAATTTGTTTACTAGTTCTAGCTCATTATCTCCGAAAAATTCTGGTGTTCCATATAATTCGTAAGGAAAGCTGTTGCCATTTTTGTCAGTTGATTTTATTGTAAAAATCTTTCCTAAATTTTCGCATTCTCTTCCTTCAATTTCACAATTAATTACTTTTACTCTATCTCCAACTTTAAATTTCATTTTAAATCCTCCTATAAATAATTTTTACCTATTAAACTTATAAATTCTTCTTTTGTATGTCCCAGATTTATATACTTTTTTTCACAAGTTTCTTTTAACTTTAAATCTAAACTATGTCCTAGTTTGCCGTGAACACCAATAGTTCCTCTGTGATGCTCAGCACATAACCAAACTTTAAATCCATTTTCTTCTGATATTCTTCTGTTCGGATTTCCAAAATATATATGATGTTCTTCTACTGGACTATATAGTCCACATATATAACATCTTTTTTCTTCTTGTAATATCGATTTCATATTGCCTCCTTATTTTAAAGGGCGCGTGGCACTAACAATAACAATAAAAAGGGGGTTTTGTTCATCTATTAGTGCCACTCCAACTGTCTAACAAACTCTTTATTTCAGCTGGTGTTTTAGTTTCTATTCCTACCGCTTTACAATCCTGTACTAAATTATCTATTAACCTACTCATTTGTTTTGTATTATAGGAACTCGAACCATAATATGCATTGATAATTTTAAATTCTGTATCTCCTATATATGTTGTATCTGCTGTTTCACAAAACCAAGCTATTCCTCTGTCTGTCCATATTTTTTCAAATATTTTTACATCTTGTGTCATTATTTTAAATTGCTTAAATATACCTAATTCCTTTACTCTTCGCTTGTAATCTTCTATTGTGTCTATGTCTTTATAATCGCAAACCTCTTGAAGTAGTTTCCAAAAGTATTTATTTGCATCAATACTTCGTGATTTGCGGTATTTTTTTATTTCAATAGACAACTTGCTGTCTTTTATTTCTTCTAAGCTAAAAATTGATTCTCGTCGTTCTAAAAGTATTGTTATTTTCGGTTTGTTTGTTTTATAGTCTATCGATATATCTTGTAATGTTCCTATACTATTCATCTACTACATCACTGCCTATAAAAGGGTCTTGATATTCTTGTTCTTCTTTTATTTCGTTCTCTGTTTTATCTTGTTCCTTTAATTCTTCAAAAACTTCATTTGATTTCTTTTCTTTCGTCTTTTGTATTTCTGTTGCTATAATTCCTAAAGCTTTTTTAATTACTGGATCTGTTTTTTCATTTTTGCTATATAACCAATCACAATATTGTGGATCTTGCTTTGTTAATTCTCCTAATGTTAAACCTTTGTATTTGCCAAAATTTATTTTAATAGCTGTTGCTTGTTCTAATGTCATTGTGCTATTTTCATTTTCTTGTTGTATTAAGTCGCCCATATCTTCTAAGTCTTGTGTAAATACTTCACTTAAGCTAGCTACTTGTAATACTGCATCTATAAACGCTCTTTTTTTTGCCATTTTTAGTATTGTATTTACCAAACTGCAGATATCAGGATTATTAATTTTGTATTTTGTTCTTCCATACTTGTCTGCAAAACTTTCACTTGCTCCCATATAACTATCTGGAATTGTATCTACATTTATAAATCTGTATTTTTTTTCTTTACTGTTACAACTTCCTACTCCTTGAGCTACAGGTTGTCCATTTCTAAATAATGTACATCTAATGTTGTAACTAAAAAATTCTTTGTCATAATCTTCTGTTGATTGTAAAAATTCATATTCAGGATTTAACCCAAATAACATACAAATTTTTTCTCCACCTGGTTTTAATAATGTTGGTTTACTTGTTCCTGGCACTTCTCCAAAATCATGACCTTGTTTTAATGTTTTCTGCACTACTGCTTGCATTTGTGCTATCTTGTTCATTGTTGTTGAAATATTATCTATATCAACAGTTTCTATAATACTTAAAGCATTTACTTCATTATTCATTTAAAATTCCTCCTATTTAATTTTTAAATATGTATTTCCTGATGATAATTGAGCACCATCAATATCATTTCCTGCTTCTATATCTTTTTTTATTGCTACTTTATCTATTTTTATTGTTTGTATTATTTTTTTATATTTTTCTGGTATTCTATCTTCGTCTGTTATTTCTACACTAATTGGACTTTTATTAACACTTAATATTCCTAATTCAGTTTCTATTTTTGGAATTTCAAGCTTATTCATATTGTCCTTTGTATATTCTTTAAATTTATCTAGTTTATTTTGTTTAGATTTCTTTAAGTCTTGTAATCTTTTAATTTGATTATCTATTGCATCTATTAAAGCTTCTTCATTTTGTATATAACCTATAATTCCTGCACTTTTATTTTGTAATTCTATTGCCAGTTCTTCTCCTAAAGTATTGTATTCTTCCTCTGTAAGTTCTCCTTCTTCTGCTTTTGACATTAATTCTGTAAATTTGTTTGTTATATTATATAAACTTAAATTACTCATTATATTTGTCCTCCAAATCTTCATAATACTTGTCCCAATCTCTTGGTTTCTTGTAATACTCGTTATAGCACTCATCATTATATAAATCTGTTACATTATATTCTGTTACCATAACTCCTCCTTGACTTTTTATTTCTTATGTAGTAAAATATTAAAAGTAAAAATATTTACTAATAAGTTTTGAGTTAGTTTTTTGATTGGTAGTCGCGAACTAGCTCTTTTATTTTGTTTAGAACTATTTTCTCGCTGTCTACTGGACAAGCAATAGTTCTATCTGCTACATCTTTTAATAAATCTTGTAGCTTCATATTTTCTTTAACTAAAATTGTGTTATTATGTACTTCTTGTTTTCTTAGATCTTTAAGCTGTTTGTTTTCAAAACTTAAATCTCTAACTTGTCTTGCTAATTCAACATTTCTTGAGTTTGACTCGTCTATTTCTATTGCTGTTGTTTCTTTATAGTACATAAAAGCTATTAAAACAATTAGTATTACTAATGCTAAAAACAATGCCATATTCTTGTCCTCCTTTCTTGTATCTTTTATTTAAATAATGTATAATATCCTCAAAGTGAGGTTATTATTATGGATAAAAATAGTTATAAAGTTTTAAAATTTTTCAATGCTCATCCTAATGAAATGTATTCGGCTAGTACTGTTAGCAAAATGTTTCCTGAATTATCTCCAAAAGATATATTAGAAATACTTCATATTTTACGTTCTAATGGACATTTGAGAATAATTAGTAGTAACCTTTATCAAGCTACCAATAAAGGAAAAACATATCATCATGTAAGGATCTCTATATGGCTTTCTGAACATATCATTGAAACATTGGCTTTAATTGTTGCCTTTATTGCCTTAATCGTTTCTATTGTTGCTCTTGTAAGAACTTTCTAGGTTTCTAATAAGATATAACTTCTCTAGTTCTTCAATATTGCTATAAACTATTTCAGATAGAATTTCATTCGAATATCTATTTCCTTTTGAATCGACTCCAGTTAATCTTGTAAGTATTTCATCAATTAGTTGGTTAATGCTTTTTATTCTAAAATTAGGGTCTAAACTGTTATCTTTTACTTGTTCTTTAAAAAACATATCTTCTTTTTCTTGTTCTTTCATCAATTTTTTCAATGCTTCTCTATCTTTCATTTCATCCTCCTAAAATCTAAAAACCTATTATAAAAAATGCTGCCCAAAACAATCCAAATATTGCACAATAAATATATTCTTTAATTCTTTGTTTTGTCTTTTTATTTACTTTCTTTTTCATTCGTTTTTCCTCCTTTCTAAACTAATATTGATTTTGCTTTTTCTAATTTTGTTTCTGCTTCAATTGCTCTTTTTAATACTGCTTCATATTGTTGATAAGAAACTCCACCATTTTTATAAACTTTTACTTTATATTGATTATTAGTTTTAAGTCCTTCGAGTTCTCCTTTTAGCAACTGTTTTTTTACTTCTGCTTCTCCTATTCCTGTTTGCTTTGCATAAGCTCTTGCAGATAAATAATAGAATGGTACTTCTGGCATTACTTCGCCTCCTTTACTCAAACTTCTTCTTATTTTATTTCACAAGTATTGCTTGTATTTTCATCTAAAAAAATTTGTGGAAATATATAATTTATAGGTTTGTTGTAAAATTGTGACAACTTTATGCAAATCCCTATCTTGGGTGGTTTGTTAGAATTTTCAATGTTCGAATATTGCTGTTGTGTAATTCCTAAAAACCTTGCTATGACTACTTGTGGTCTATTTCCTCTTAATTCTTTACATTTATTGTTTTTCATACTATTCACCTCTTTTTACAAGTTTTTCTTGTTGTTGCGATTATATTATCACAAGCAAAACTTGTTGTCAATAGTTTTTTACAATTTTTTCTTGTTTTTTATTTACTTATACAAATTTAGCTTGTATAATATTGTTAGAGGTGTTGATATGAATAGGATTAGACAATTAAGAGAAGAATTTAAAATTTCTCAAACTGAATTGGGAAAAAAATTAAATAAGACACAACAACAAATAAGTTTATATGAAAATGGAACAAATGAATTAGATTTAGATGGTTATATAATTTTATCAGAGTTATTTGGTTGCTGTATTGAATATATAGCCGGTAAATCCGACATACGAAATCCACAGCAATCTGACCCACTTGGACTTGCTAAAGTAGGCTTTAGCATGGACAAGTATGTTCCTCCAACAGACGCACAAAGAGAGCAGATAAAAGGGTTGCTTGAGGTAATATTAAAAGATAATAAGAAGGAGGAAAAATAAATATGCTAACAGAAAGGCGTAGTTTTACAGATGACAATGGAAACATTACAACCATAACTGTAGATGAAATTTTAGAAGCTTATGAAATAAAAGACTTAAAATTAGAAGAATTGCAAGAAAAATATGTAAATATTGTTGACGAGTATGAGGAAAAAATAGACAAATATGAAGAAAAGATAAATGAATTAAACAATATCAATGAACAGTTTTTATCTTTGACAGAAACTTTAGAAGAATTAAAAACAGAAAACAACGCACTTAATCAAGACAACACAACATCTTTTCTCTCTTTCTGTATAGTTTTTATTATAGGTGTATTTATTGCATTTTTGATTGGAAAGTTTTTTCAAAAAAATAATACAGCAATAGATAACAAAGGATAGAACAATATGGATTTATTAAAAGCATTGACTTTACAACTTTTTCACAATTTTGTGAAAAATCTCAAGTTGGTGGACAAACAACAGAGTATGCACTTACATTAAAATATCAATGATGGTAAATAATAAATAAGGAAAAGAAAATGAATTTAGATAATTTATATAGTTTAACTGAAAAAGAAAAAATAAAAGTATATAACTGGCATATTGAAGATGCTGACGGTGCTTATATCAATATAGATAAGATAAATGCTATCGCTCTTAACTATGATAACATCGGTACTTATGTAGAAGAAAAGTGTGTATTAGCAGAAGAACTTGGACATTATTATTATGAAGCTACTTATTCTCTATACTGTCAAAATTTGCAGGTTATATCAAAGCAGGAACGAAAAGCTAAGAAGTGGGCATACAATGTTCTTGTTCCTTACGAGGATTTACGCAGAGCAATTAAAAATGGTTTGACAACAGTTTATAGCTTGGCAAATTATTTCGAGGTTACTGAGGCTTTTATAAGCAAATGTGTTGCATTTTATATAGAAAAATATGGAGATTTTACAGAAGAAGCATTAAGTTATTAGTGTTTCTTTTTTTAGAAAGGATTTGAATATGGCAAAGAAAACTAATTATTCTAAAAATGGCAAAAATTATTATAGAATCACAAAAACTATAAGTAAAAAACCTGACGGCACTTCAATAAAAAAAGAATTTTACGGTTCCTGCAAAGCGGAAGCTGAAGAAAAAGCAACTAAATATATTAATGATTTAAAGTTAGGATTAATCGAAAAAGATAAAAAGTATACTATAAATATATTGTTGCCACTATGGTTATATGGGACCAAGAGAAACACAGTTAAAGCATCTACTTTAGACAGCTATGATGGTATATACAAAAAATATATTAAGCCTAATGTAATCTCAAATATTCCAATTAATGATATAAAAACTTTAAAAATACAAGAATATTATAATAATTTAGATACAACTGCTAGTAATGTTAAAAAGGTTCATAAACTACTTTACCAATTTTTCAATTATTCTGAAAAAGAAGGCTATATAGTTAAAAATCCTTGCAATAACGTTTCTCTTCCCAAAGAGAAAAAAACAACATTAGAAGTTTTAAAAAATAAATCTAAATTTCAATATTATAGTGAAGATGAAATAAAAAGGTTAAAGGAAGTTTTTAAAGATAATAAATTCAAAAATGTAGTTTTATTCGCTCTTGGAACAGGTATGCGAAGAGGAGAAATATTTGGACTGCAATGGTCTGACATTGACTTTGAAAAAAAAGAAATACATGTTATACACAATTTAACATATATTGCAACAAACATCACCGAGACTTCTAAAACTTATCATTTAACACTACAAACTCCAAAAACTGAAAACTCAATCAGGACTATACCTATGTCAGACAGTATTTATAAACTATTAAAATCAATTTATGACATAAATTCAACTTATGTGTTTTCTCCTAACGACGGGCATTTTGATATAAAATATTTTGAAAAAGTTTATAAGAAAAAATTAAAAGAAGCGCATATCGAAAATAAGAACTTTCACGACTTAAGACACACATTTGCAACTATGTTATTGGCAAATGGAGCAGATCTTATAACGGTTAAAGAGTTGCTTGGTCATAGTTCAATAAAAACAACAGAAATATATTTAGAAGCATTACCTAAAACCAAAGAAGATGTTGTCAATAAAATCAATTTTATTTGTAACTGAGTCGGGAAAAAGTCGGGAAAATTTTAAGAAGTACAAAAAAAGCAAGGTGTCACAATTTCTTGTAACCCTTGCTTTTTTCTATATTACATAATTTAAATTAAGCAATAATTTCAGATACAACACCTGAACCTACTG